AGACTTACATCAGCTTTGATAGCGAAAACGACAAGTTGGTTATCACAACACCAGACTTCATGGCTCACACTGGTATCTTACGCAAACACACATTCGGTGTTATTGATGTTGTAAGAGAATCAATCAAAACTCTTTACCAAGCTGAAAAACAAGCTGAGGAAGAATCTAAGGCTACTACTGAAAAAGCTAAAAAACAAAAAACTTACTAATGACAAGAGAAGAAATCGCAGATATAAACCCAGATGCGTTGGTATGTGATGGGTTTGATGAAGCAATCATAGGCATGGCCGAGAGAATCAATCTCGGCCCTGTCGTTGCTTATAGTGTTGATAAAATCATTGAAATCCTTATGAAAGATATGGAAGTAGATGAAGAAGATTTGGAAGAAGGTGACTCAATTGAAAATTTAAAATATCAAATGGCTTACGAACATTTCGAATATAATATCAAGGGTGCTTGGATGGGAGAATTCACACCTGTATTTATAACAACAACAATGTAAAAAATGAAATCATTAATTATTGATATGTTGAGAACACAATTAGAAGCTCAACGAAGCAAAGCCATATTAACTTTACATTTATTATCACACCATTCTAGTGGTATTGGTGACCATTCGACAAATGATTATTACAAAAACGCTGATGAAGCTTTAACAATGTTGGCAGAAGCTGATGATAAGTTAGAAACACTTGCGAAGTATGATTTTAATTTCGTCAATGGAGAATATAAAACAATTAAAAGAGATTAAGTATGAATATTACAAACGAATTTAGAGATTACGCAATCAAACACATGGGTGTAACATCAATGGAGTTTTTCCAATGGGAACAACTGCAAGAAAAACTTTACGGGGCCAATGCTTCATTGACACCATACATTCTTGAAGAAAGAGAAATGCGTGTTACACAAATGGATATCTTTTCACGACTTATGATGGATAGAATTATTTGGTTGGCTGGCCCAGTAAACGATAGAATGAGTACCGTTGTTCAAGCACAGCTTATGTTCTTGGATAACTTGGAAACCAAAGACATCACGTTGCATGTTGACTCACCTGGTGGTTCGGTTAAATCTGGTCTTAGTATTGTTGACGTAATGGATTACGTATCATCAGATATCGTAACCATCAACACAGGTATGGCAGCTAGCATGGGTAGTATTTTATTGGGTGCTGGTACCAAAGGTAAACGTTACAGTTTACGTTTTAGCCGAGTAATGCTTCACCAAGTATCTAGTGGTGCTGAAGGTAACATCCAAGATATGAGAATATCGTTACAAGAAGCTGAAAAGTACAATGAGTTATTGTTTGGATTGTTAGGTCAGTATACTGACAAAGACCCTAAACAAGTAATGAAAGATGCCACACGTGATAAATGGTTAAATTCTGACGAAGCAAAAGCATATGGTATTATTGACAACATTATAACCAACAAAAAAGCGAAAGCTAAAAAATAATGTCTGACATAAACGACTTGTACGAAAAGGTAAAAAACAGCACAAAAGATTTTATCGAAAAAATTGGTCAAGAGACTGATGAAACCAAAGAAGCTTATAGACTTCTTGTCGATTCAATCCAAAACGGAACTGAGCTAACACCAGAACAAAAAGAACAAATTGGTGAACAACTTAAAGACGTTTTAAAAACACTGGGTATAGTTGGGGTTACGTTGTTACCAGGTGGTTCAATATTCCTAATATTAACCAAGGTTTTGAAGCTGAACAAATATGTTTTGCCTTCGTCTTTTCAAGACAAAAAATAAATTTTACAAAATACTTGTTTTTTAAATAAAAATGTAGTACCTTTGTATAAGTTAATAATATGTGGGTTCTTTTTTAAAGACCCACATATTTATAGCTTACAGACGTTCTTTAAATTATGGGGCATACTAGGTATTGACTGAATATAGTCGTAATTAGTAAGCATGTAGTGCTAGATTGGAAGCACTTAAATCTGTCTATTAAAATTTGAATTGACAACACATTCGTTGTATCTGAAAATTTCCTTGACGAAGCTACATGTAGCTTTGCTGGAGAGCTTGCAGTAGCCTAATACTGATGATGGTGATAATTCACCTAATGGTGGTAAAGTCCACTACATGATGGTAGTCCATTCGCTTTCGGTTAACAAGCGTAATAGTCAGCTTATTTCGGAAGGTTAGAAAACCTTGACCTAAACATGTAGAAAGCTTTTGAAGAATATTCAACACTAGGGTTCGATTCCCTAATGCTCCACCTTGAACTTTTTGTACTTTGCCATATATTTATAGTATATGGCAAGGTTAGAAAAGAGATATCATTATATCTATAAAATAACATGTATTGTTACTAATAGATATTATATTGGAATGCATAGCACTGATAACTTGAACGATGGTTATTTTGGTAGCGGTAAAAGATTATGGTTTTCTTTAAAATATCATGGTAAAGAAAATCACACTAAAGAAATATTAGAATTTTTACCCACTAGAGAAGCGTTAAAAGTTAGAGAAAAAGAAATCGTAACTAAAGAACTGATAGGTGAAAACTTATGTATGAATCTTAAAGAAGGCGGTGATGGTGGTTTCATGAATGAAGAACACATGTTGAAATGTTCAAAAGCTGGAAATTTAGCTTTTAAAGAAAAGTTAAAGTTTGATGAAGAGTTCAGAAGAAACTGGTCTGAAAAATATTCTAAGCTTATGAAAAAAACAAAAGCTGAATATAAAGCTATTGGTAAATATATTGGTTGTGATTGGAATGGTAAACATCATTCCGTTGAAACTAAAAAATTAATGTCCCAAGTTAAAAAGGGTACTGGTATTGGTAAACAAAATTCACAATACGGTACTTGTTGGGTAACCAAAAACGGTACCAATAAAAAAATAAAAAAAGAAGACCTTGAAATCTTTTTAATAGAAGGTTGGGTCAAAGGAAGAAAATAATTTTTCGCACCCGATTCTTGTCCACTCCTCACCAATAGGATAAGAAATAAAAAACCCTCGGCAAGTCGCTTTGTCGGGGGTTACTTTTTTATGGTAAATTTTCAAATATATGATATTTATTTAGAAAACATATCATGAAAAAATTTTTTATTAATTGTGTGTCTTCGGATGGAAAAGTTTCCAGTAAAAGATTGGTAACATTGTTGGCTTTCTTAATGATGGCAACAGGTTTTATAAGCAACCTATTTTGGAAGTTTACGATTGACCCAAATATTTACGATTCAATGAAATGGATAGTAATTGGTGGTCTAGGTTTTACAGCTTCTGAGCAGTTTTCTAATAAAAACAATGGTCCATCACTAATCAACACTGAAAAAGAACAACAATAAAAAAAGGGCCAATAGCCCTTTTTTAATGATTGACTCCTAAACTTATTTACTAGGTCTTGGAGTTGGTGGTCTTGTTATAGTGGTTTGTCCACCTTTTGGTTTACCACAACCACATCCGTTTGTTACAGTGTTCATAGTGTTTGAAAAATTAAGGCTTGTTATTTTATTTATAAATACTTGCTTTATCTAAATTTATTTAGTATATTTGCATATGTTTAGAACAAAATATAAGGTGACGCTAATAGATAGTAAATGGAATGTTGTAAAAAACAACGTGAAAGTTTCTGTTTTACCTAGAAGAGATGAATATGTGTTCTTTGACGGTTTGTATTATTTGGTTTTGAATGTGGTTCACACTTTGGATAGTCAACAAGGTATTTTTGTCATCATAAATGAAACACCGCATCAACTGAAACAAGCCTAAAATAAGGGTTTTTGAAAAAAGTTAAAAAATATTTTCAAAAAAACTTGACAAATGGAAACTTTTTTCGTACCTTTGCATATATATTTAAAAAACGTTCATTAATTTAATAAAAATATTGTTTGACTTAAATGTTTAGGTTCAGTCGGCAATAATAGTTTGTGAGGAAAGTGAGACTGTGTATGACTCGAAAGAGAGGTAGCCCTTCGCAATTAAATTGGTTATGAAACATGAACCAGCTATTATAAAGTCATTCAAAAATTATCCAAAAAGGTGGGTTCTGCAAACGAACTTAAAACAACTACAAATGGAAAAAAAGTATGTGGGCCTTTTACCAAACCTATGACCGAAAGGATGGTTTGGACTCAAAACCACGATGGTGTAAGACCATTTAAAAAAATAACTTCATGACGGAGGTCATGTAAAATAGCTGCCAGGTAAACGGGAGTCCTGTAAAATAAAAACGAACAGCCATCTTGGGATAACATAGGGGATTGAGCGTAAGTAACGCTGAGGGCGTTTGGGCCCTTTGATGAAGTATCGAGTCTTCATCCCCTACATATTGCGGAGTAGAGCAGTGGTAGCTCGCAAGGCTCATAACCTTGAGGTCAGTGGTTCGATTCCACTCTCCGCTACTAAAATAGAAGTAAACTGCACCTGTGAAATTCACATAAAGTAAGATTCACAACTTAACTGGTAGTAGTTTTTTAAAATGGTAAATGTGAACATTTTAAACTATTTTTCATACTGCTGTAGCTCAATTGCTAGAGCCCCTCAGATTGGAGGGAGATGTGGGTGCAAGGCCCACCAGCGGTACAACATAGCGAGTCGGAGAAATGGTAACTCGTTGGGCTCATAACCCAAAGATAGTTGGTTCGATTCCAACACTCGCAACAAAAAAGAATGGATTCAGCAATTTAAAACTCTATTTAGGAAAAACAGAAAACAAACCCATTCTGAACTTATTAAAAAGCCTCTTCGTGAGGCTTTTTTTGTTTATAATAATTACAAAGAATTATTTGCACAATTCAATTTTTTTTGGTACCTTTGCAGCATGAATAAAAAATTATTAATTATTGGACATATGAGACACGGCAAGGATAGTTTTGCCGAAATATTAAATGAACAATTTGGGTTAAAATATCAGTCGTCATCACAAGCATCCGCTGATATTTTTTTATATGATGCCCTTAAAGATAAGTATGGTTACAAAACACCAGAAGAATGTTTTGAAGACCGTGTTAATCACAGAGCAGAATGGAAACAAATGATTTGTGATTATAACAAAGACGATAGGGCAAGATTGGCAAAGGGTATTTTGAAGAATTCTGATTGTTATGTTGGAATGCGTGACAGAGAAGAAATCAACGAGTGTATGAGACAAGGTTTGTTTGATATTATCGTATGGGTTGATGCATCTGAAAGACTTCCTTTGGAACCAGCTAGTTCTTTTGATATTGACAAAACTTGTGCTGATGTTATAATTGAAAACAACGGTACTTTTGAAGAGTTCAAAGAAAAAGTTTTGAGATTTGGAAAATTATTTTCAAATTAATTTGGAAGTCTCAAAAAAGTTTTGTACCTTTGTATCATAATGGTCGAGTGACTGAGTGTTTTAGGTGTAGCTACGCAATAGCTATAACGGTGGTTCGAATCCATCCTCGACCTCAACTGACTCCTTGGTGTTAGCGGTAGCATATCGGTCTCTAAAACTGAAAGGCGTGGGTTCGAATCCCACAGGAGCCACAAAAATTTGACTTTTTAAACAAGTAAACTATATTTATATAAAACAACAAAACAATGACACACTAGATTAACCAAAAATTAAGAGTCGTATCCCGTAGGGATTTACCACTGTCAGTCCAAGCAGTTCAATCGGGACATGCTGCCATTGATTTCCAACATCAACATCCAGTTGAAGCACAGGAATGGCACACCAAATCAAACTATTTAGCCTTTTTAACTGTTTCGGATGAAGCTGAACTTATCAAGCTCATCACCAAGGCCATTCTCACAGGTATCAAACATACCATATTCCGTGAGCCAGACTTAAACAATCAAATAACTGCCGTTGCATTCGAAGCTAGCGAAGCTGCTCGTAAACTTACCAGTTCATGCCCATTATTAGGAAAGGAGGTGAACTATGTGTAAGAGCAATGATATCGTCTTCCACTTCAATAAGAAGCACCTAGAAGACTCTAGGATACCTATGTGGGTGGTTAAATGCAAAGGTGAAACACATTACGTTCATCATGTCAACGTTGACAAGGGTGTAGGTTTTTCAACCAAAGAAACACCAGACAACCCACACACCAAAGGGTCCATCAAATTCAAAGGAGTATTAAATATAACAACAGAGGGTGATATGATTATTGCCCATATAACAAACAATTAAAACCAATAGCTATGAAGTAGATTATCAGAGGACCAACTTAAGTTTTGAATTACTTGGACAAAAACTTGGACATCATGTCCAACAATTAAATAACAAATAAAACAAAACTTAAACAAAATGGAACAAAAATCAAGACAACAAATTTTAAAACAAGCTGCTGCTTACTTAAACAAAACATCTAACCACTTATTCGTAACCAATGATGGATATTTTTACAAGGTGGAAACCTTTGAACGTGAAGGTAAACTTTATTATGCTACCATCTTTATGGGTAAGAATAAAGTCATGATAAACGTAAAAGAAGCGGTGTCTGAAAGACAATATGCTTACGCTGGGAATAATACTTTGAGTATTCTACAACACGAGTTGTTCCCAGTATATTACAAAGCCAAATCAATACCTTACTTCAAGAAAATGAGGGTTCTTATCAAAGATTTGATGGCAGAAATAAAACTTGACAATAGTTTAAACAAGGAATTGGCTGACAAAATATCAGCTAGGCTTCCAGAACTTGAACAAGTAAAATAATAAAAAGGGCTTCGGCCCTTTTTTATTTTAAAAAAGTTTGGAAATGTCAAATCTTTTTCCTACCTTTGTTTAAAACAAAAGAAAATTATGAATTTAACCAACTTCAAAAGTGGTACAGGTACAGGTATCATTGTAAAACACGCAAATAGAGAATTGTTTGAGTTGTACATAAAAGACATTGCCAAACATAAACCTTTATCACGTGAAGAAGAACAAGCTCTTTTTGTTCTTATCAAAGAAACCAAAGACCCAGCGGCAATTGAAAAAATTTGGAAACATAATCTGTTATTTGTCGTTAGCGTTGCTAGAAGATATGCAGCAACGATAAAATCTTCAGTGATAACAATGGAAGATTTGGTTACTGATGGCAACATAGGTTTATATGAAGCAATTGAAAGGTTTGACCATACTCAAGGTTACAAATTTATTTCATATGCTGTATGGCATGTTAAAAAACAAATTTTGAATTGTATCAATAAAAATTTGAAATCCATTAAATTACCACCAAACATAAAGGCTGAAATCAACAAGGTAAATAAAAGACGTGAAAGTCTTGAACAACAAGAGTGTCGTACAGTTAGCACTTTGGAAGTTTTTGAAGCTATGTTGAGCAATGGTGAAATAGAAAGTTTTGACGATGTTCATAAATTGGAACAAATGATGTCTTTGAATCAATTTGAAAAAAGCCTAAACGACAAAGTTGGTGATGAAGACCAAACAGAACTATGTGAAATGATAGAAGATAGTTCACCTAGTGCGGAGGATTTTTTAATAAAGTCTGAACGTGAAAACTTGGCTAACCTTTTATTAAATGATATACCATCTGAAGTTAGCGACTACATAAAAGATTATTTTGGTATTGGAACGAACATTCCACTTAGTTATACGGAAATAGCTGAAAAGTACGGTAAAAAAGCGTACTATGTTAGAAACATTGTTGAAAAATACTTATCGTGGATAAGAAGAAAAAATCAAAAATCAAAAGAATTCTTCTTTCCAATAACCAGTGAAGAAATGAGAATAAAAGCTGAATTAAAAGCTATAGCGATAAATGAAAGCACTAGAATGACCTTTAAAAAGAATTCAAATGGTTCATATGACCGTATGATATTTTAAAGATATTTATAGTGAAAAAGAAATTTTTATGAAAGAAAACATCAGACAAATATTAAGAGAAGGGCTTGTACGTGAAGAACGTATCAAGTTTGATTTGCCCATCCCACAGGATATCCAACAAATAAAAGACGTGTTCAAAAAGAACGGTTTTAAATTATATGTTGTTGGTGGTGCTGTTCGTGATGCTATATTGGGCAAGACACCAAAAGATTACGACCTAGCTACTGATGCAGTTCCAGACAAGGTAGAACAAATAATGGCCAAGGCTGGATTCAAAACTCTTCCAACAGGAAAAGCGTTTGGTGTTATAAATGTATTCACTGACCAAGGTGAATACGAGATTGCTACGTTCCGTGAAGATTTGTCTGGTGGACGTAGACCAGATGCTGTAAGTTTTACAGACATTGAAGGTGATGTAAAAAGACGTGACCTTACAATCAATGCATTGTTCTACGATATTGACACACATGAAATTGTTGACCTTGTAGGCGGTGTGCAAGACCTTAAAAATGGTGTTGTAAGAACCGTTGGTGCACCAGAAGATAGATTTGGTGAAGACCGTTTGCGTATCATGAGAGCAATACGTTTTGCTGGTAGATTCGGAAATGAATTGGACCCAGCTACTGATGCTGCGTTGCAAAAAGATGCGAGTCTTGAAGGTATTTCTGGTGAACGTATTCGTGATGAATTCATCAAAGGAATCAAATCTGCCAAGTCACAAAAACACTTCTTGGAAATGTTGGACAAATACCATTTGTTTGATTGGATATTCAAAGGGTTGAATGTTGATATGGATTTCATATCAAGAATAGGTGGTTACAATCATGATGATTACATCGTGTTATTGGCAAGACTTCTAAAGAAAAACAACTTGGATGTATTGAAGAAAAAGTTGAATGAATTGAAATACTCTGTTGAAGAAGTGAAAGCCATAACATTCCTTATTGCAATGTTGAAATTGGATGTTGACACAGCTGTTACATTAAAAAAGGCTGAACAACATGCTGGCGTATCTCAAGACCAAATCAGAGACTTTTGTGGCAAGGAAAACGTTCCATCACAATTGCTAGATGCATTTGAACAATTCAGACTTACAGTGAGTGGTCCAGAGGTGATGGATAAGATGGGGTTAAAACCAGGTCCAGAGTTGGGCAAAGCAATTCAAAAAATTGAAACTGATAATTTCAAAAAGTTACTGGGCATCTCTTGATTTCTTTTTTATTTTGCCATATATTTATAGCATATTAGCAAACATATATGGCAAAATACTTAGTTACTTTCAATGACCAAATAAACGAAATTGAAGTTTATGGTTTTAGATTAATGACGGATAAAGAAGTCGAAAATCTTGAAGATTTAGCATCAAGCATAGCATGGTCATTTACTTACCCACTAAACAGTGGCGATGAATTAGAATTCTTAAGCGGTGACGATTACTTAACAAAATTAGAGTTCAAAGAAATTACGAATGAAGAGTTTAAAGCTATTAAAAAAGCATTCGGTAGTGATGAATTCGGTATCTTCATAGGTGAAGAAAGCTTGGAACACTTGATTGAAGAAGAAGATGAAGATTTTGACGATGAAGAGGATGAAGACAATGATTACAATGATAAAGATTATCGAGATACTGATTTTTATTCAGATGATGATGAATTTTAATGTTTTTTCATAAATAAGATATTTATATAGAAACGTAAAACAATGAAAAAAATACTTTTAAACGAATCTGAGAGAAAAGCCGTAATCTTAGATAGAGAAAAAGCCATCGTTGAAAACTTTGCTAAAATCTTCAATAAAATCAAGAGAATTGATGAAATTTCTAATGAAGAAAATGATATTTCTAGTGAAATAAACGAGATTTCACCAAACTTATTTAAAAGTGCTATTGACGTTTCAAAAGAACGTGGAACTGATAATAGAACTAGAAAATTGGGTTCTTTATTCTTTAATAAATTTATTGGTGGTGATTTATTAGGTGGAAAAATAAAAAACATAACAGTAAATGCTCCACAACAAGCAAATTATACACAACTTACAATTCAAGTAGAACATACTTATCCAAATGCTCCAGTAGTTCCCGACTCATTAAAAAATAGTTTTATTCATTATGATATTTATGGTGATATTTATTACGATTTAGACAAAGTAGAATTAGATAGAAAGGATGCTTTTACATTATTTACGATAGCACAACACATTAATCCAAATACTCGTTATAAAGAAGTTGGTAAGTATTTTAATATAAAAGGATATAGATAATTTTTTTAATAAATTTGGTAATATCAAAATTAATTTGTACCTTTGTCCTATCAAATTAAAAAAAAGTTTGCAAAAAACTTGACAAATTGAAAAATAGTTAGTACCTTTGCATAACTTTTAACAACAAGAGTATATTTATATCAAAACAGGGGAAACCCACAAAACAAAAAAAATGAGAAACAATAACATACATATTAATTCGATTAGCATGTGGAGACGTAATAGTCATCCGCTTGAGTCGGCTATGTCTGTGAGTTTCTTCGATGATATTTAATATTGAAGGAATAATATAAACAAACAAAACCCGACTTGGAGCAATCTTAGTCGGGTTTTTCATTTTAGGCCCATGGAAGAACAAAGACTTAAAAAACTTGGAATAGAAAAAGCAAAATCCTTAAACAAAGATTTTGATAAACTTTACGAGGTCTACAAAAAGAAAGCTCTTGAAGCTGGATATACTGGTGAACTTAGGTTCATCAACGAACACGGTAGAGTGTTTATCTACGTGGTTCTTTGACATATTGGTTAAATACGGGAGACAGGCTTGGTGTCGGTGGGCTCTCCAAAAGCTTCACGAGTCGTTTCGATTACGACCTCCCGTGCATATACAGGTACTCATTGGCGTGACAAGCTGGCTCCAACCCAGTCCGAAAGGGTCTAACGATTTGCTAAGAGTTCAATTCTCTTTACCTGTGCTAAAACGTTGGCAGAGTGGCTTAATGCGACCCTTGTGAAAAGGGTGGCCCGTGAAGGGCCCACAGGTTCGAATCCTGTACGTTTTTCAATGGAGGGGTAAACCGAAATTGGTATCGGCCTAGTCTTGAAAACTAGTCAGCGGTGATGAACTGCTGTGTCGGTTCGAGTCCGACTCCCTCCGCAAGCTTCGATTGGTGCACGTTACGCACCCCATGGAGAGTTTAGACGGGACAGGTGGTCCCTGTTTGTTTGGAAAACAAAAACCCATTAAGTTGGGCCTGTTTCGACTACAGAACTCTCCGCTTTAGATGGTGGACGTAGCTCAGAGGCAGAGCAGCGGTTTGTGAGACCGAAGGTCGGGATTTCGAAATTCCTCGTCCACCCAAAATACATGGTGTTTCAAGCATTAAGGTGATGCGTTGCTCTGTGAAAGCAAAGAACTCGGCTCGGTACCGTGGTTACACCCAAAAATTTTTTAAAATGAAAAACAGATTTTACATGTATTAGGTGCCTAATTAAACAATAGGCTCCTTTATATGAGCAAAAAAACAAACAGAGCAAAACTGAACAAAGCAAAAACTGGACGTGAATATCACATCCTTTATGTTAACGAACTTTATCCTCCGTACTGGGATGATGGTTTGATTGAACACCCTCGATACAGAAGAGGATTCAAAAACTCTAACAAGTCAATACCTTATTACAAGGTTAGAATGTATAGAACTTGGAAGTACAATAGAAAAACACAATGGAAGTAATTCCATTATGGGCATCTAGCTCAATTGGTTAGAGCACCTCGCTGATACCGAGGAGGCTGCTGGTTCGAGTCCAGCGGTGCCCACAACATTGTGAGGTAGCCTAGCGGTTTAGGCACCAGTCTGATACACTGGAGAGGAAACTCTGTACATGGGTTCGATTCCCATCCTCACAACTTTAAATCGGCAAGTACCGTTGGAATCTTATACATTCTATACACGTAGTGGTATGTTGAAAACGTGGGTTCGAGTCCCACCTTGCCGACAACATATGGATTGGTAGCTCAGTTGGTCAGAGCAGCGTGCTGTTAACACGAAGGCCGTAAGGTTCACATAGGTTCGAATCCTATCCAATCCGCAACTTTTTATAATTTCGACATATTTATTAACATAAAACGTTAATAATATGAGCGAACAAAGAAAAAATAAATTAACAAACGAATTAATAAAACAAATACAAGAATATTACAATAAAGGTTTTTCTTGTCAAGAAACAGCTATAAAATTTGGTGTTGGTAAAACAACTGTAAGAAGTTATGTAGAAATAAGACATAAAAAAATACTTAGTAATACAGAGAGAAAGAAAAATGCTGTTAATGCGGTAAATAAAAGAAGAAGAAAAATTAAACAAATGGCTATTGATTATAAGGGTGGCCAATGCGTTAAGTGTGGTTATAAAAAATGTAATTCAGCCTTAGAATTTCATCATTTAGACCCAACTCAAAAAGATTTTTCGTTAGGTGCTAAAGGTCATTGTACTTCTTGGGATAAAATAAAAAAAGAATTAGATAAGTGTATTTTAGTCTGTGCAAATTGTCATCGAGAAATACACGGTGAAATTGAATAAACATTCAGATGAAGCTCAATGGCGAGCAACGAGCTGTTAACTCGTAGGAATAGGGTTCGATTCCCTACATCTGAGCACATTGCGTGGCTTATTGGAAAAGGCTCAGCTCTCATAAGGCAGAGTAAGACGGTTCGACTCCGTTCCACGCAACCAAATGCCTTCATATTGGCCTCGTCTTCGAAACGAGAGACGCATAATGGATGTGAATGTGGGTTCGAATCCCTCTGAAGGTACTAGTGTGACTGTGATGGTTTCATGAAAGTTGTGGGATAATTACGTAATAATGCACAGCTTTGGGAATTAGGATAATGGTAGTTCGCTGGGGTTTTTCCCAGAGGTGGTGGTTCGATTCCATCGTTCCCAACTAATGGTTCCATAGCTAAACTGGATACAGCACTTCGCTACGAACGAAGAGATTTGGGGGTTCGAATCCCTCTGGGACTACACATGGCTTTATAGTTCAACAGGATAGAATGGGAGTTTCCTAAACTTTTGATTCCAGTTCGAGTCTGGGTGAAGCTACAAAATATGGCCACATACACGAGTTTGCCTTCTAAGCAGATAATCGTAATTGGATGTGAAAATGTGGGTTCGAATCCCTCTGTGGTCACAAAAATGGAGAGAAATGCTGGCTGGGCTGGTGCTTCTTTGCTAAAGAAAGTGTGCCTTCGGGCATGGGGTTCGATTCCTCTTCTCTCCGCACTTTTTTCAAGTTTATTATATTTATTAGAAAATTTGAAAAATGTTTATACCGAATCATTTGCATTTGATAGTGAAGGGACACTGTAAAACCCCACCAAAAGAGGTAGAGTTATTAAATAAATGGTTCGTAGAACTAGTCGAAAAAGTTAGGATGGTTGTGGTCGCTGGGCCAACATCCGTTTACGTTTCGGAAGAAGGAAACGAAGGTTTGACTGGTACCGTTACACTTGCCACATCACATGCATCAATCCATATATGGGAAAAATACGAACCACCCATGTTTCAATTTGACATTTATTCTTGCTCATGTTTTTCAGCTGAAGAAGTTATTCAACACTTAAACAAATTTGAGTTGATTGATTGTGAATATATGTTTATTGATAGAAACAATGGGTTCGAGGTTACTGACCACAAAAAAATACAATTTTAAAACCAATATGTTGTTAAATCTGGATATTTATTAGGTAATATGAAAGACTTTATCAAACACAAAGTGCAACAAGAAATGCACAACAAGTTAATCGAAAACCTAATGGATGAAGATTACCCATCTAGCTTCGACATGGAGCATTTTAAATCATTAAGAAAGTATTCTGAAAGAGTTAAATATTGTGACCAACACTTACAAAAAATATCTTCTGGCAGTGCTAGAATCGTTTACATTATTGACAACGAAAAAGTTTTGAAGCTTGCCAAAAATGAAAAGGGTGTTGCACAATGTGAAGTGGAAATCCAATGGGGTAATGATTCTTATTTAGGTGGTATTTTGGCCAAAACACTTGATAGCCATCCAGATGGACTTTGGGTTGAAATGGAATTAGCTAGAAAAGTTAAAAAAGGTGATTTTAAAACACTTGCTGGTTTCAATTTTGATGATTTGAACACATACTTGCGTAATGCTGAACAACAAATGAAAGGTAGAAGACCCATGTTCAGCATTGACCAAAATGTACAGGAGGCGATGGAACAAAATGAATTTGTTGTTGAATTGGTGGACCTTATGAATTCCATGGATGCACCAGCTGGTGACATGACCAGACTTAACTCTTACGGAATTGTTAAAAGAAATGGTCATGATACTATAGTGTTGATTGACTTTGGTTTAACCAATGATGTTTATAGTGATTATTATGATAGAACAAAAAGTAGGTATTAAATTTGGTTTTATCAAATTAATTTAGTACCTTTGTGCTTATGAAGGATAGAATCAAAGAAATATTACGTGAGAGTTCTGAAAAGAATGTGTTGGGTGTAGCAGTAAGCCGTCCAAACCAAGAACTTATTATAATGCGTGGAATTCCTGGAGCTGGGAAATCCACCAAAGCCAAATCCCTTGTTGGTCAAGGAAAGATTCATTCAACTGACGACCTTATTGAAAAGTCTGGTGACTATCGTGAATTTTTTGCCAAGATGATTGCATCTGGTGATTTTAGCTCGTTGGGTAAAATGCACTCACAAAATTTAAAAGACGCTATCGAATCAATGAAAGCTGGTGTTTCACCAGTTATTGTTGACAACACCAATATCAAACACAATGAGCCAAAAGCTTATGTCAAAGCTGCTTTAGAAATGGGCTTTGCTGATAACAACATAAAATTTGTTGACGTTGGTACTGCTGGGCTTGAAGCCGCACAATTAGCTGCTAGAAATACTCATGGTGTTCCATTGGAAAAGATTGAAGCCATGATTGCAAGTCATACAGCACAAGGCCCATTGACACTTAAAAGCATTTTGGATGCCAAAGACATGTACAAAAATTCAAATGTTTTATACTCAGCTGTTGTGTTGGATAAATCATCTCACAATAAATTGCTTGAGCGATTTGCTTTGGATATCCCAGAGGGATGGAAAACCTTTGCTCATCACATGACTATAACATTGGGTGAATTGAAAGATAAAACAGATATTGGCAAGGAAGTAACTCTTACAGTAACCAAAGTTGGTAAGTCTGATATGGCTATGGCTGTACAAGTTGAAGGATATGTATCTAAAAAAGCTATTCCACATGTTACTCTTGCGGTAAACCCAGAAGGTGGTAAACCAATGATGTCTAACAACATCACCAAATGGCAAGATATTAAATCGTTTTATATTACAGGTATTGTAACCGAAATCACAAAGTAATGAAAGTATCCGCACAAGTAGTATTGATTAACCCAGAAGGGTTGGTATTGGGTGTATCACGTAAAAATGACCATGATGATTTCGGTCTTATCGGTGGAAAAATGGACCCAGAAGATAATGGTGATGCAATGGTTACAGCCATTCGTGAAACACTTGAAGAGACTGGTCTTAATATTTCAAATTTGAGATTGGTTTTAGCTATTCATAAAGATGGTTATATGAGTTATACATATTTGGCTGATTACGAAGGAGAAATCAACCATAATGAGCCACATGTAGTGAAATGGTTGCCGATGGAAAGATTGGTTAATGGTAGTTTTGGAAAGTATAACAAATTGGTTTCTGAATCTTTGAAAGATATGGGTGTATCATTTACGTATGATATATCATTGGATGAAATCAGAGAAGAAATAAAGAACTACATAACATCTATTGGTTACAGGTATATATCTGCCAACAAATCTCATGATTGGTTAGGCACTCCAATACTCAAAGTTAGATTTGGAAATAAGCTTGAAGAAATTGATGAAGAACTTGGCAGTGAAGGATTTCGTATTCAAGATAAATTAAGAAAACTTGGCAAAGGATATGGATTAAATATTTCTTTTCCTACCCATTATTTTTCAAAATAACTTGCAACTTGTAAAAAATAATAGTATATTTGTAAAATGAAGAAAGATAAATTATTTGAAAGACGTTTGGAGTTGAGTTCTAAATTCTTAGAAATGGGACAAGCTTTAATGAAAGAAGGTACTGAAAAGAAAGACTACTGTATTTCACAAAGTGGTAGTTTTATGATACTTATTGCTGGCGTTATTATTGAAGAAAGCGATGTTTATGAATTTGGTAACTTGTGTTCCATGTTTTCAGCAAAAAAACTTTTGGATGGAATGGAACGAAGCGATAGCGACATGACCAACTTCTTAAAAGCCAAAGCTGATAATGAGTCTTATGACGATTTTATCAAAAGAATAAACAGATTCATGGGTGGTGATAAAGACACACTTAAAGATTAATATTTGGTTCCATCGTTCAACGGATAGGACATCTGCCTTCTAAGCAGAGAATGTAGGTTCGATTCCTACTGGGACTACTAAATAAAAAATTGTGAAAACTTTTACATTTGTTTTACTTAGCTTTTTTACAAAATCTGGTACGTTAACAAATTATGAAACCAAAATTAGATATCAATTAGAGTGTCCAGAAGGTAATTATTCATCATGTTACTTCGACATTCAGTTATCTAGTGGTTTTTATGAATATATTTCATACGACAAAAAAGATACAACCTTTTTATTGGTTGGTAGGGGTAAATCTGATATCTATATTTATAAAACAACAGGTGAATTTATTTTAAGTAATTAATTTTTTCCGTTAAAAATTTGGTTAATCCAAATTTTTTTATTACCTTTGTGTTCTAAAGGAAAAATACTATGTTAGCAATTCAAAAATACATATTGGAGAACGGTCTAGAAAAGGCTATACTTGAGTTCAACCTAAAAACTAGGGTGTACGAAAACAAAGTATTGCTTAAATACGACCAATTATCTAGCCCAACTCTTATGGCAAACAAAGAGGTTCAAGAGTGTCGTGGTCTTATACTTGAAAAGGGTACTTGGAAAGTGATGTCATTGGCGTTCACCAAGTTCTTCAATTCAGAAGAAGGCAACGCACATAAGATTGATTGGGATACAGCACACGTGCTTGAAAAGCTTGATGGTTCGTGTATCCAATTATATTGGGATTGGAATAAAGAACAATGGTTTGCTGCAACTACTGGCACTGCCGAAGGTGAAGGTGAAGTAAACAACAAATTGGGTACTACCTTCAACCAATTGTTTTGGAATACCGTTACTGAAAAGTATGAGTTTAAAAAAGAAAACTTGAACAAGTTGTTCTGTTATGTGTTTGAGTTGACCACACCATACAATATAGTTGTGAAGCCACACGGTGAATCAGCTGCATCATTGCTTATGGTTAGAAACCTTTTGACACTTGAAGAAGTACCGTTTGAAGCATTGACAGGTATTGCTGATTCGTTGGGTGTACCACGTGTTAAGTCTTACGACTTGAACGCTAAAAATGTTGGAGCATTGCTTCGTACATTTGAAACCATGGTATGGCACGATGAAGGTTATGTTGTAGTAGATGCTAACTTCAACCGAGTAAAGATAAAGAACCCAGCTTATGTTGCGGTTCACCACTTGAAAGGTAAGACTGCTGAACACAACATTATGACCATAGTAAAGACCAATGAAATAGAAGAATTTGCTGCTACCTTCCCAGACCGTAAGGATGAGTTGGTTAAGTTGAAGGCTAACTATGATGCATTGATTGCTAAGTTGGATTTAGTTTGGGCTGAGTTACAAGCATTCCGTCCAAAGAATATCACACCACAAGAAAAGAAGAAGTATGCGACAGCTGTGTTCGAAGTGTGTGGTAAGAATGATGTTAAGAATTTTACTGGCCTATACTTCGGTTTGGCTGATGGTAAAGTAACATCTGTTGAAGACTTCATAGCAAACTATGACGACAAAACGTTGTACAAAATCCTCTAAGAAAATTTTTTAGGGGATTTTCTTGTTTAATTGAAAATAAAAAAGTACCTTTGCATAATGGAAAGAAATAATATAAATGCTGAATGGGCTAGAAAACAAGCCACATCAATTTTAGGTGAAAAAGTAAAAAAAGAAATTAACATTTGTTTAGATGCAATAGAAAAAGCTGTTGCTAGCAATCAAATGTCAATAAGTCTTGGAATTTACGCTGAATCATTAACAATCGAAGATTTGCGTAAACGTGGTTTTACTGTTAAACAATATGATGACCAAAGGGATGGTTCTTATCTTTCAATTAGTTGGTAAATTTTTAATATGAATATAAACGAAACACTCAGAGCCAATGGCTTTATTATGGGTAGAATGATATCATTCTCTAAAAGTGATTATAGGGATAAAAACCCTAACAGCGTTTGCTACTTTAATGCAAACATCGTAACTGCCAAAGAAGGTAAAGTTTGGTATGGTGATTTGGACCTAACCAAAGATGGTGAATCACTTAAAGCTGTCGCTGAAGCCACAGGTGAAATAATCTATGTCCTAAGAGAGATGGATGGTAGATTTGAACATGAAGATGAAGATGGCACCAAGCTTATTCAAAAAGCTGTTTGGGACACAACACAAGAAATTCCAGTAAACAATTAAAAACAAATAAAAACAAAAAAATGAAAAGTGAAATTCTACAAAACATCACCAATTATTGGTGGTTAGTGATACCAATCTTAGCATTGTTATTCTACAAATTTACACTTCGTTTTATCTGCGGTATGGTAAACGTACCCGATGGTAAAATAGGTGTTGTCTACAAAAAGTTCGTACTATTTGGTTCAAACAAATCGTTGCCAGATGGTAAAATCATCGCTTTGAATGGTGAAGCTGGTTATCAAGCTGATACACTAGCACCAGGTTTCTTAGGTTGGGGCTACTGGCCATGGCAATATAGTGTTGACTATGTACCGTTTATTGAAGTACCTAGAGGAAAAATTGGTTTGCTAACAGCACGAGATGGTGCATCATTGCCAGTTGGTTCAATCCTTGCTCGTCACGTTGATTGTGATAACTTTCAAAATGCACGTTTGTTTTTAACAAATGGTGGTCAACGTGGTAAACAAGTTTCTTATTTGAACTCAGCGACATATCGTATCAACCCACAGTTATTTGAAGTTTTCTTTGCTGAAATTACAAATATTGAAGACGGTCAAGTTGGTGTCATTACTGCTTTAGATGGTATTCCATTAGGACAAGGTGATATTGCTGGTAAAGTTATTGAAGGTCATAATAACTTCCAAAATTTTGATGCTTTCTTAAACAATGGAGGTCAACGTGGTCTTCAAGAACAAGTAGTTCAAGCTGGTAACTATTCATTCAACCCATGGGCTGTTGAAATCGAGAAAGTACCTATGACACAAGTTCCTATTGGTCACGTAGCAGTTGTTATTTCTTACGTTGGTGACGAAGGTAAAGACTTGACTGGTGATAGTTTCAAACATGGTAACATTGTAAACAAAGGACAAAAAGGTGTTTGGATTACACCGTATGACCCAGGTAAATACGCCATCAACCCATACACTCACAAAGCTGAGTTGGTTCCTACAACCAACCTTGTATTAAACTGGGCAACTGGTCGTAATGAATCACACAAATTGGATGCTGGGTTGAGCACAATTACTGTTCGTTCAAAAGATGGTTTCCCATTCAACTTGGATGTGTCTCAAATCATTCATATTCCAGCCAACGAAGCACCAAAAGTAATTGCACGTTTCGGTTCAATGGCTAACCTTGTGTCACAAGTATTGGAACCTACAATTGGTAACTATTTCCGTAACTCTGCACAAGATAGTGACGTTATCGCATTCTTGAAAACTCGTCAAGCTCGTCAAGATGCTGCTAAGCAAGCTATTAGCAAAGTACTTGAAGAATACAACGTACATGCAGTTGATACTCTTATCGGTGATATTACACCACCAGAATCTCTTATGAAGACGCTTACTGACCGTAAGATTGCTGAAGAAGAAAAGATTACTTATGACACTCAACGTCAAGCACAAGACCAACGTAAAACTCTTGAATCTGCTAAAGCATTGGCTGATATGCAACCTAAAATGGTTATAGCTCAACAATCGGTTGAAATCTCTGAAAAAGAAGCTGCTGCTGCGGTTAAATCTTCAGAAGGTAAGGCTAAATCAATTGAGTTGACAGCGGTGGCACAAGCTAACGCTAAGAAAGTAACGGCTGATGCTGATGCTTATCAAACTGAAGTTAATGGTAAGGCTGAAGCCGAGAAGATTGCTTCGATAGGTAAGGCAACGGCTGAAGCTTATTCACAACAAGTAACTGCAATGGGTGCTGATAACTTTGCTAAGTTTAAAGTAACTGAAATGATTGGTCAAAACGGTATTAAAATCATCCCAGATGTTCTTATCTCTGGAAACGATGGTGGAAACGGACCTATCAGTGGGTTGCTTGGTTTTGAATTGCTAAAACAAATTCAAGAAAAGGGTAAAACACTTCCAAATACAAAAACGCTTCTTACTGAATCAACACAAGTTGACAACAGCAAGAAAGACAACAAGTAAAAATACTTGTCCATAAATTAAATCGCCTTGGCTCTAGTAGTTAAGGCGATTTTTTTTGGAATATATTTGGTGATTTCAAATATTTTTCGTACCTTTGTCAAAACTATTATTTATGCGTTATACAGATAAAACCTACAAAGAAGCAAGAATGGTTGCAGTTGTTGCACATTCAAATCAACGTTATGATGAAATCTTCCCTTATGAGAAGCATCTGGATGACGTTGTAGATATTTTAAAAAGATTTGGTTTCTCTGGCAAATACATTGTTGCTGGCTACTTGCATGATACCATTGAAGACGATGGTATTAGTTACAATGACATTAAAAAACACTTTGGATTTGAAGTAGCTGAGATGGTTTATTGTGTTACTGATGAATTGGGTCGTAACCGTAAAGAGAAAAAAGAAAAGACTCTTCCTAAAACAGCTAGCAACCCAGATGCTATTATAATCAAGCTTGCTGACCGTATTGCCAACATCGAACATGGTGGTAAGATTGACATGTATGCCAAAGAATACGATGAGTTCAAGGGTGCATTGTACCTTAACACTCCTAAAGATGGTAAACTTATGTGGGAGTGTTTGGATAAATTGTTGTCGAAAAATTTGGTAGAATCAATTTAATTTATTACCTTTGCATTAACAAAACAAAAAACGATATGAGTATCAAACAAATCTTTGACGAAATCGCTGCTGAATCAAGCACCAACCAAAAAATGGAAATCCTTAAAAAGTATAAGGATAACGAATTGCTTAAACGTGTATTGTATTTGGCAAACTCAAAGCGAGTAAAGTTTTATTTAAAACAAATCCCAGCCTACACTCATAATAAAATTGGTTGGACTCTTGAAGAAGCGTTGAATATGCTTATGAGTATAGCTAATCGTGAGTTTACAGGTCAAAACGCTATAGATAAATTAACTATTTGGTTAGAGAATGTATCAGCTGATGATGCGTATATCATTGAGCGTATTATTGAAAAAGATTGTAAGATTGGTATGGGAACAACCTTTATGAACAAGGTTATCAAAGACCTTATTGAAGATACACCATACATGGGTGCTATCTCTTTTGATGAAAAAAAGGCTCGTGCTATTTTTGATAAAGGTAGTCGTGGTATCTCTCAAATCAAAATGGATGGTCGTTATTGCAACGCTATCATCCGTGGCGGTGAAGTTGAATTGGAAAGCCGTAGTGGTGAAGCAACTGTTGTAACTGGTGCTAAGTTCTTGGCTGAACTGGCCAACTTTGAAGATTGCGTATTAAACGGTGAATTGACAATGGATGGTGTACCACGTTACGAATCAAACGGTATTATTGCATCTGTTATTGATATTCAAAGCAAGCGTGGTGAGCGTACTGAAAAGGAAACTGAAAAAAAGCTTGAAGCGTTTGAAAAGAAGCACGGTAGTTTTGAAAAAGCTTTGAATTCTATTCGTTATACCGTATGGGATACTATTAGTGTAGATGAGTATTTTGACAAATCATCAAAGATACCGTACTTGATACGTTTGCTTAAAGTTGAACAACTTATCATGAAGTCTGGTTCTTCAATGGTTTATGTGATTGAAAGTCGTATTGTTAATACATACGCTGAGGCCATGGAACACTTCCAAGAAGTTCTAGCTACTGAGGTTAATGGTGTACCACAAGAAGGTACTATCCTTAAAGATGAAAATGGTACTTGGAAAGATGGTAAACCAACATGGCAAATCAAGATGAAACTTGAAATGGATGTTGATTTGGTTATCGTTGGTTTTAATTACGGAACCAAAGGAACCAAAAATGAAAACGTTATCTCAAGCTTCAACTGTGAATCATCTGATGGGTTGGTGAAGACTCGTCCTCAAGGTATCAAAGAAGACATGATGGTTTACATCACTGAAAATCAAGATAAGTTGTTGGGTAAAATTCTTCAAGTTAAATGCAACGGATTGTCAAAAGACAAAGAAGGCAATTATTCTTTGCTTTACCCATCATTTGTTGAAGTGCGTGACGATAAAAACACGTGTGATAGTCTTGAGTCTATCAATTA